AACAGCATCTGCATAACGTACACGTAGTGTGTGGATTTGTGCTACTGGACCAGTCATTGGTTGTACGCCGACGATTTCGTTAGCGATAACTGTTGGCATTACTCGACGAATTACTGGAAGGATCACGCGATTTAATGTAGCTACGTTACCTACTGCTGTAGCGCCACTAGTTGCAGTTTCCATCAAGTGCTTCTTCGTATTTTCTAAGATTACAGCCATTGTGGTTCTTTTCGAACCTTGTAGACCTTCTAACAGGGCGTCTTTGGTCTCTGTCCAACGGCCTTCTAATAGTTGGGTTGTCATTTCTTATTTTCCTTTAATAAAATTACTACTATTTTAGCCCTGCTAAACGTCGAATTTCTACAACATTGTTGAGAGACTCTTCGTTATTTTTAGCAGATTTATCACCTGTCACTTCTACACGACTCTCAGCTAATACAGCTTTTTCAGCTTTGACAGCTGGAGTGTTGTTTAGAACTGCTGGTAGATACTTGTCATATGCAGTTTGTAGTCTTTCAGTCTGCACATTCTCGAGTAGGCTGCTCATTACTTCAGCTTTCTCTTTGTTTAATGTCTTAAGTAATCCATCAAGTTTCTCTTTACGAGTGATACTGTCTGTGATTACGCGAACTTCACGGTTCTTAGATTCAACTAATGCTTCTTTTTCTGTAATTGCTTTTTGACTTTCAGCGATAATAGCATCTTTCTCTGCTAATACTGCTTGAAGTTTTGCGAATTCTTTGTTCTCACTAAGATGAGTTCCAGCGAATTCTGTAGCAAATGCTTCAAATAAGCGACGACCGAACATGTTCTCACGAGCAGTTTGGATGTCTTCTTTAAGTTGAGCTAATTCTGAGCCTAGATTGGTTGCCACTGCTTCCTTGACAAGTTTAGCACTGCGTTTAACAAAAGCACCTTGTAGTTCAGCTAATTTTTGTTTAGCTTCTGCAACAAGTTTAACTTTAGTTTCAACAACAGCTTGCTTGTCTTGGTCAAACTCTTTGATCTCTTCAGCTAAGGCATGGATAACAAATTTTTCTAGTTTAGCGATTGCTTCACTTTGAACTTTCTTATCTGTGCGTAGTTCTTTGATCTCTTCAGCTAATTTAGTAACCATAAAGTCATTAAATTTGCCTGCGCTTTCAACCATGTGACGTTTAAATTTCACGCGGTCTTCTGTAAGAGCTTGTTTCTCTTCTGCGAACTCTTTGAGTTCAGAGCTGAGACTTTCAGTGACCATTTTGTCTAGAGCTTCAACCATTACATTTTTGTCGTGCTCATAGCGGCCAGCGAATTCTTCACGCAATTCTGCGCGAATAGTTTCACGTGCTTCATTTAACTTTGATTCCCAAGCTTCGGTTAAACTTGCTTGAGTTTCTTCGTTAATGATGCCACTATCTAACAATGGTTTGATAGCATCTAACATTACGATCTCCTATTTAATTTTCAAATCTTTGATAAGGCCTTTTACAGCTTCTCTTAGATATTTTTGTACCTTTTGATCTGCGCTGGCTTCCTTTGCCAATTCGAATACCTTACTGCCACCCTTCATATTCATCAGTCCTTCGTAAATCGCTGTTGGATATGCGTTAGGTGCGCTTGGTTGCGCAACTACATCTACTGTGACTATTTCAAAGTCACTTACTCGGCCATCACCATCGCTCACGTTACCGCTACCACGAGATGAAACACCTAATTTTACTCCTGACTCCAGCATCGTTGTTACCAACAATCCCATTGGAGTAGGAAGAATCTTTAATTTACCAAAACCATTAGGACCATCCATCCACATATCTGTAATCATATGTGAAACACGATCTAAATTAATTTTCAAATCATCAGGGTGATCAACTTCGCCTAAGACGCTGTAGCCACCCTTGATCTGTTCATTTAGTGTGCCAACGGCTTTTTCAATCTCATTTACAGGATACACACGTTCATTGTGGTTTTTAACGCCACCTTGGATGAATATACCTTTCATGTAAAGATTCTTACCTTTGCCGTCAGCCGTAGCTTCAGTAAGGACTTCCATCCTTGCCGCGTCAAAAGTTAAGTTCTCTTTAAGATAAAATGCCATTATAGTTTCCTAATTATCTTGCTTTAAGTGGGCTAGTTTTATTAACAGCAACACTACCATCATTACCAGCTAGTTTGCCTTCAGAACCTGTACTAGCTTCTTTAGTTTTAAATGCTGTTTTACCTGCATTTGCACCTGGTTTGTTTTGTGGGTTAGCTACTAGTGTACCTTTTGGTTTTTCACCAGCTTGTGGACGATTACCGTCTTGGTTAGCATTGCCGCCTTTAGCAAAAGCTGCTGTGCCGCCCATGTCATTCTTACCAGCTACGATTGATTTAGTATTTTTGCCACCTGATTGTGGAGTTTTAGCACCTGAAGCTGCCATTTTGCCGCTTTCAGATCCTTGGCCAGTATCAGCTACTTTCTCAACGTATTCACGAACGATAGATTCGTCAACATCTTTGTCTTCTTTGTCTTCTTCGTCGTCTTTGTCTTCTTCTTTGTCTTCAGCTTCGTAGAATTCTTCGTTGCCCATTTCTTCTTCGCCGCCCATTTCTTCTGAACCTTCGTCACCGTGGATACCTGGCATTTCGTGTTCTTCGTGTTCTTCACCAGCCATTAATGCATCAAATTCAGCTTTAAGTTCGTCAAGAGCTGATTCTAAGTCGTCAACACGTGCTTCAACGCCTTCTTCACCGTGTTCTTCACCTGGCATTTCTTCAGCATCAAACGCACCAACTTCTTCGTCAGAACCTTCTTCGCCTTCTTCTTCCTCTTCACTGATACCTTCTTCGTCCATTTGAACGTCTTGCACCATATCTTCAACTTGGTTACCACCAACTTCGTCTAGGTCTTCTTCAGCTACTAGGTTTTCGTAAATATCACGTGATTTTTCCACAACGATTTCGTGGAACAATTCGCGAGCTTTGTCTGTCTCATCGTTGATGATGAATTCGACTAATTGTTCGTATTTGTTGTTCATTATGAACTCCTTAAAAATTAATATTAAATCCGGACTAATACTTGAATAGAACTGTATTATGTTTATATATTTACATAATAAATTGGAAAGGGGGGTTAAATGCTATGTTTTTGAATCGTTTTGACAGATAACTACATCATCGGTGCTTCTGCTGCAGGGGCTTTGTATTGGTCTTGCACTGTTTCTAATTTTTTCTCGTGTTCTAACTTACGCACATCATTCATGATACGTAGTCGATTCAGCTGTTTTAGTGTGAGCTTGGTCTTGCGTAGGTCGCTGAGTTTGAGAGTGGTATTATCGTCCTTTTCAGTGCGATAGCCATCAGTTTCTTGTTCAAATACTTCTAGTAGGTTCATATGATTATTTACCAAATATTACAAACCTAGACTACCGCCTGGCGCGGCTGCTGGATTACCTACTGTGTCTGGTTGTCCTGGGCCTGGCTGCCCACCAAGGTCTGCTCCTGGCATGCCTGGTGCTGGTGCTAGATTATCCATGTCTTGCTGTATGCCCGCTGTGCTGACACCCACTGCTCGTAGGCCAGCTTCTGGAGCTTCTGTGTCCTGTACCTTGCCGTTTTCTTCTGCCCATAGTTCATCATTGCGTGTCATTTCTTCTTCGCTGAGATCTAGATAACGTTCAAGCAAGAAACGTTTTGAAAGATAAGGAACTGGTTCTAACTGCACGAATGTATTGATACGCACTTGATCGACTTCTGCTTGGCGGTATTTGGCAAAGTTCTGTGGCTCATTGAAACGTAGTTCAAATAGAGCATTGTCGATATTGATGCCTCTCCAGCGCATGAACATCTTAAATTCCATGTCTAGTTTTTCTGCGATTAAAGTCTGTAGGCGCATACAGTATTGGTTAAAGCGCCACTCTTGGATCAACGCCGTTGTAGTCTTACCATCGCTGTAAGTTCTTTCGCTGTCATCATTACCTGTGGGCAAGTAGCTCGACGGGATACGTAGGCCACGGAACATCTTGTTAGTAAAGTAACGTAGGTCAGTGATCTCGCCAAGATTTTGACCGCCCGGAAATACTTCTACTGTACTACCACGGCCATCTGCTGTTGTTGGAAAGAAATAGTCTTCGTTGGTTGATAATGGATTGTATGTAGCATCCATCATGTTTTGTCCGCCACCGGATTGAGTAGGAATCCTGCGCTGATGGATTTCGTTTTTGATACGGTCAACATAGGCCATGGCCAAGTGTGTGGGCATGTTACCCACGTCAATCTTAAAGATCCTGCGCTCTGGAGCACGCTGTATACGATAGATTAGGATAGCATCTTCGAGTAGTTCTTTTTGTTTGAATATCTTGAAGATACTTTCTAATACCGAATTACCAAATGGCCAGTTTAGATCTAGGCCTTCTGTAAGTGATATATGCACTACATGTTCTGCGTCGATCACTGCTTCGTTCTGTGCATGACCAAAACGGCTACCACCGCTGTAAGGACTCTGTGGTTGCACGTAAGCACCGCTGGGTCCACCTACCTGTGGGTGGTTGATGAATGTATCGCTGGAACTCAATGCCGTGGCTGTCAAGTTCATAAAGTTAATATTTAGATCTTTGATAACATACTGCTCTGGTTTCTTACCTTCGGCTTCGTTAACGATGACCTTGGTAACTTTGAACATCTCTGTCCAAAATAATTTAAATGTCTCTGGATCACGCAGGAATACTTGATCGCCGTATTTGATCGTATTGCGGAATAGTTTGAACAAGCGTTTGTTAAGATCATTTAAGCTGACCCATTGTTGTAGCTGTTCACGGATGATCTTAACTTCGTTGTCTGTGGGATCTTCTTTAAAGAATAGATCAAAGCCTGTGCCATTTTCGTTATTAGTCTGTGTGCTGAACTCTGCGATGATGTCTAAGGCCGCGTTTACTTCCGAATCCATGTCCATCTGTTCGTATTGATTGTAGCGTTCTGTGCGATTTGGGTGACCGATGTAGACTTCTGGTAGTTGGCTGGCAAAGTTACGATAACCAGCATCTGGTAGATTATTAACACCATTGCTACCATTGATCGGACTCATTAGTCCACTAACGTTTGGGTTAGCGGTTTTGAAGTATTTTTTCCATGCCATAGTTTATTTTACCTTAGATACTATTTATTAGTATATACTCTTTATTTAACTGAAATCAACCGTTTAACCAATTAATTTTAGTTGGTGTTCATCGCTACTTTACCTAGAAGCCCACTACTAATACCCATTTGTTTAAGCATGTCTGCCATATGCATGGTTTGTTGCGTTGCGGCGTCTCTTATTTGCTGCGTTGCCTCTAATAGCTGTTTGTTTGTAGATGATATCATCTCTTCACTGAACTGACCATTTTCGCCCATAGTTGAATTTCTCATTCCCTCAGCCATCTCGGTATTTTTTTTCGACAGCATAGTAACAGCATTTTCCCAACCCCTGGCTTTATCTGACAGATCTTTAACGAGGTTTGGTTCAAGCACATTGCCGGTGACTTTATCATATGGCATAGACATATCGCCGCCAGGAGTCCAATTTACATCATCTAACGCTGTCCGGAATGGGTTTTTTGCATTTACTAGGAACTTGGTCTGTTCTTCAAACATTTTAGCAAAGTTTTCACGCATCTGGGCCGCATTAATTACTGTGCCTGGGCCAACAACCATCTCAGGACCAGCTTCGCCTACTATACCTACCGTACCAGATGGGATTTTTCCGCCGTCAGCAAACGCTTCATAATCATCTGGTACACCAGCACCAGACAGTTTTCTAAGTGCTCTTTTATAAGCAGGCTCATCAGCTGGTGATTTTGATCCGGCGCCATCGGCTAATCCCATGGCTTTTAATATCGACGAACTAGCCTTGTCAAATGCATTTGCGACTTTTTCAGCATACCAATCTAAATGGCTGTTTAAGAAACCTTCCATGGTCACTTTGAACTCTTGTGATTGATCATAAACCTTGGCCAGATTTTTTGTTGTGTTGTCTGCAAGCTTCATCTGGTCCGTATTGTTTTTGTCCATTTCAGCCACTTGACCTGGTTTAAATCCTCCTTTCTTTGTTACCAGAGCGTCATATACAGCATTCATATTTGTCACTTCTCCTGGTCTTTTTATAAGACCAGCTGGACCGAGGTCACCCATAAATCGTTTTGCATCCGGTATCGCGTTGGCTATAGTATCTGCACTTTTGCTAAATGCATTTTCTACCGTTAATGCTCCATTCTTTGTCCCGTCAGCCATGGCTATTATGGCATCATGGAATGGACCTTGCATAAATCCAGGGACACTTATAGCTAGCCCTCCGAGAGCTTCCATGTATGCCTGCTGTGCGTCTTGTGATTTGTCGCCAAATGATTCTAACGCTGGGAAAACTTTTTGCATGACTTTAATTTCGTTGTCAGAAAGCGTGGCCTGGAGATAGGCATTTTGGCTGGCTTTTCTTGCTCGTTCAGTTACTTCTTTTGCATCTTTACCTGTGAAGTCGGCGATGACTTTCATATTTTTAGCAAGTTCAGCCGTGCCTTGGGCTAGATCTTCCTTGGTCATTTTTTCTAATTTACCATTGGCCGCCATCTGTCCCATATATTGCGCAGCTATTTCTATTTGTTGATCATAGGAGAAACCTAGATTAAACATTTGGTCACGCAGCGATGGTAAACCGCCTGGACCTTTTTTCGTTAGTTGACCTAGATTTTTAGCCAGTGCTTTTGTGGCATCGGCACCTGACACCCCCAATAGATTTAAATCCGCTTTGCTTTTGGTTATGGCTTTTGCAAAGTCAACGATACCCACTCTTGCTTCAGCAGCCGCTGCCTGCATGTCATTTAAGCCACCGCTAAAACCAATACCAGTTTTAGTGTATTCTTGCATGGCTGTGAGATTTTTTTCTAATTGTTCAGCAAACTTATCGTTAGCCAGTTTAAGTAATGCGGCAGTGGCATCAGTAACACCTGCAATAAAACCACCAATGAACGGTAAACCGCGGGCTGCTGAGCTGAAAAAATTACCTATTAGATCAATGCTGGTATTGATTAACGCTTGACCAGCTTTGATAGGATTTGCGGCTATAGTATCATAGTTAGCGATGAATTTAGTTGCCACGGCCGTTGCAGTCAGGGCGAGATTTTTAAGACTTTGTTCAGCACTGTCGACGACCCCTACCCAGGCTTTGGTTCGCTCGGTTTGCTCTTTGATAGCTTTGGTGGAGTCTTTGGTAGCTTTAGCTTGTTCTTTTTGTTCTTTGGTCAGACCTTTAGAAGATTTTTCTAATGCTTCAGCGATACGTTGCAGGGTTTCTTCGCTGGCAAATCCGTCAGCTTGGACTTGTCCGATACCAGGTATGTCAATTGATATTTTTTCAGCCATGGGTTTTTATCCAATAAATATTACTTGTATATACGTATATTTATAAGGATTAAATTCAATGGAAAAACCTACTAATAACCCTCTGTTTAAGCATTTTAGACAGCCAGCAATTTATCTAAAACTGCCCAGTCAAGGTAGGTTCTATCCCGACGGTAGCCTACAAATTTCTGTCACTGGTGATATCCCCGTCTATCCAATGACGGTCAAAGATGAACTAACGCTGAAAACACCAGATGCCTTGATGAATGGTGAGGGCATGGCCGCAGTCATCCGTAGCTGTTGTCCCACTATCTTAGATCCTTGGTACATTCCTGCTGTGGATCTCGATACTATTTTTATCGCTATACGCCTAGCCAGCTACGGCACAGGCATGGATATTAGCACCACATGTCCAAAATGTAAAGAGGCGAATGAGCACACTATCAACTTGACCACAGTGTTAGAAAACGTAACAATAGCTGACTACACAGAGCAACCAAAAATTGACGGATTGATCTTCAAGTTTAAACCACAGAGCTATAAAGATGTCAACAAGATAAACATAGCTAGTTTTGAAGAACGCCGCTTGGTCAACAACGTATTAGACAGCGAAATCACAGACGAAGAAAAGAAACGCTTGTTTGATATTAGTTTTAAAAAGATCAGTGAGCTTAATATTTCGATGATCGTTGATTGTATCGACAGTATCACAGTCGAAGGGAAAACAGTATCCGATCCTGCGATGCTACGTGAGTTCTTAGACAACTGTAGTCGACAGACTTATACAGATATCAAAGATAAGATCCAAGAGATAATGAACAGGAATAAAGTTAAACCTATCAAAGTTACTTGTACCGAAGCAGACTGCGCTACAGAATACGAAACTAGTATAGAGTTTGACCAAGCCAATTTTTTCGCATAAGGCTTTTGTCGCTTAAGATTTCCGAAATAGAAAAACTGATCGAGCAGTTTGAAAATGAGACAAAAGCCATACGCAGCGATATACTCGAGATGTGTTGGCACATGCGCGGAGCCGTCAGCTACGAAGAAGGTATGCTGTTAAGTTCCTCTGACAGAGAAATAATCAACAAGATAATCAAAGGCCACATTGAAACTACACAGAAGTCAGGCCTGCCATACTTCTAAGCTATAAGTATCTCTTTCCCGCAGTCATTAAACTCCATTACTATTGACTTCTAACCGATTTAAATAGTTTACCCATTGCGAAAGCAGTGTTGGTTTTAAAGGAGGTCCAGAAGATGGATATCTTAGCAACAGTAAAGAAATGGGCGGGTGCCTTGTCAGATACAGCAGTGAGTGTGTTAGCACTGATGATCGTGTTAGAAGTATTACTCAAGGGAGCAGCTCTTCCATTCCTACCAGCAGTTGACGTTATTGGTAACGTTACTGGAATCGTCAAAACATTAGGCGGTGAAGGTGTTGTTGGTTTAGTGGCAGTATGGGTACTGTATTCAATTTGGAAGAACAAATAAGTCTTAAGTTCTTTTAGTTATAAAGCCAGCGTGGATATTCATTTATATTCACGCTTTTTTATTGGCTATTGTCTCGACCCTATCGAGATGTCTGCGACATCTGCATTTCGCTTGCGCTCATGCTTTTCCTTCTACTCTAATAACTTTGATTTATTGTTAGTTCTTCATGCTTTATCTAGATCTTTCAGTCGTAATTTACCTACAACAGGCAAATTACAACGAAGACTTTATCTGAGTCCTTCTCGCGTACTAACTAAAAGAGATTGAGATCACACTCACGGAAGCGGTCAGCCTGTACTCCCTACTCTAGATTCTTCTGGCGGTAGCATCCAAGGCCGTAGTTAGCCAACTATGGATTGCTCTCGGGTCGGTTTGGTTCGGAGCCCGAATCTTTTGGTTTTTATACCTAAATTGATTGCCGTGTCGTCCTGTAGATAGTCTTCTCTATCTGTTCCAAGTAGGCATGACCTACCATCTCCTCAGGACACAGAAATACATCTGCATCATTGACTGATTTATTCTTTTATTATTAAATCTTTTACGGAGCCTTTACCAAGTTTAATCTGTATGATACCGTTGTAGTTGTTTTCTTTCAACAGCACACCTTCCTTAAATTGATAGTACGCTTCCATGTAGTTTGTTTCACCGCGGCTCTTACATAAATGTATGATCTCACGTGTAAACTTGTCTTTTCCTAGCCTAGCCATATCTTCAACTAGTCTAGCACTTGAGCCCCAATAGTCTTTCCAATCAGTCTCAACTGTTTCCCTGCGCTTGTTTTTCTTGCCTTTTAGAGGTGGTCTCTTTTTGATGGTAGTAAAATATTTGCGGCCTATATAATCAAAGCCATTTGTAGTGTTGGTTATTCTGTAGATAAAGCCATAATTGTCTACGATATCCCCGGAATCAAATATATTTCCGTTATAAGTCCAGGGATTATCATAGGTCATATTACTTGCCTGTCATTGCATTTTTCTTATCTTGGATTTCTGCACGTCTAGCCTTGGCTAGTTTAGCTAGATCGCCTAGTGCGCCACGAGCACGTGCCGCTGAAGCCTTAACACCTTTGCCTTCAAATTTTTCTGATTCTGCTTTGTATAGTTCTACTGCTGCTAAAATATCATCATGAATTGCCATGTTTATTTTTCCTTTTTAAAAATTATACTACTAATCTTGCTTGTTTTCTAGCGATTTCTTTACTAATCTTTGCCTTGTCTTTCTTACGCTGTGTTTTGTCTATTAATGCTGTTAATTGTGTTAAATTTAATGGACGTAGTCTAGGTTTACCACTTTTATACTGTAGTGGATGATTGTGTCTTTTACTTGGATGAACTCTTGCTGTTGCTCCGCCTGCCATATATTACTCCTTCTATATCATATATAGTTTAATTTATTTTATCTACGATGTAAATTGAAATTCTACTTCTCTTTGCCATTGGTTAGTGAAACTAGTCCCTACTAGATTCTTGGTACAGGTCGTTGCACAAATGTTATTTGGTTTTCCATCAGTCCAAGACTTTTGTATACTATCAAATTTATCTATAGAATTTTCGCTGATTCCCATCCAACAACAAGGATATATAATGCCTTTAGCTGATATGTAAAGACTAGATTCTTTCAATGCGTGACATTCGATTGAACCAGCAGTTACTACAGGATCTTTCCATCCTACAGGAAAACCTAAAAAACTTATAGGAGTAACCGTGTGCCTTTTACTAACTTTAGCACGAAACCAACTAAATCCTAAATTATTAGCTAGTTCTTCTGCAGAATCTACCTGATGTTCGTTATGATTAAATACCAACATATCCCAATGTGCAGATCCACCAGCACTAATAAATGCCTGGACATTCTCTAATACCTTACTCCACTTGACATTTATCCTATAGATATGATTAGTATCTTCTAGCCCGTCGATACTAAACACTACATAGTCTCGAGGTTGAATTAAAATGCCTGCAAGTTCTTGCCACCAATCAACATTTCGAAGCCCGCCATTGGTATTCATTCCTAATGTTATATTAGGATTGATACTGCGAAAATATTGAAAAATTTCTAAAGTATGCTTGCCGGCGGCTGGATCACCATAATCACCACACATAAACATTTTTTCAAGATTGCGGATAGTATCTTCACTAACAAGATTTTTTATCTGTTCAACAGTTAGATGATGCAGATCTGTTTTATTAAAAGTTGTATCAGTTTCTCTAGCACATTGCGGACAGGCTGCATTACAGGCATCTGTTGGTTCTATGTGTAAGACTCGAACATCTTGATTAGCTAATTTCAACATCTGTATTATAGCTAGTAAAGCCGTTTTCTTTTACCACGGTTAATATATTATTCACACGACCACCTAGCTCATCTCTATGCGATACTAGCCAAATTGACTTATGTGAATCACGCGACATCTTCTTAAGTATGGCCATGGCATTCTCTACGCCACTGGCATCCATGCCACTGTCAATCAATTCGTCGATGAATAATAAGTTGATTGGTTGATATAAACTTTCCCATACATCACGGAAACTCCATGACAATGAAAGTATAAGTCTGTTACGCTCGCCTCGACTTAGATTGTCAAAGTCTAGTTCACGTCCTAGTTCAGTGATGTTGACACTTAGGTCATTCATAAACACCACAGTGTGGGGTAAGCCAATACGGTCAAGATATTGGCTTAATCTCGCGTTCAAGTAGCTGAGATTTTGATCGATGATTCTCTTACGGATATAAGAATCTTTATTAGTTAATAGTTTGTATAAGAACTCTTGATGGTCTTTGATACGACTCAATTCATTCATCTTAGTATAATCAATCTCAGCAAGTGCAGTTGCCTTCATATCTGCAATTTGTTCGGTGTAGGGATCTTCTTCTGCGGTCTTGCTGGTGATCTGTTCTTGTATGCTGGCGATACTGCTACGATGTTGGATAGCAAGAGCCTCATTGTCATAGAATGTCTTAGGCTGTGATCCTAATTCACCTAATTCTTGTTTTGCTAGGATCAGTGCTTGTAAATCTCCAGCATGGACTCCTTGCTGTGTTTCTGCATCTTTAAGTTTGCTTTCTTTGATAGCTAATAACTCGATATGTTTTTCATCATGTAAATCTTGTTTACAAGTATTACACTTATGTTCACGTAGAGTGGCTATATCACCTGTTAAGTTATCAATGCCTTTAACTTCACGTGTTAGATCCTGTTCACTACGTGCTATGGCCTTGTCTAAATCAGCTAGGTCTTTACGCTTTTGATTATAAGTTGATAACTCTTTATGTGCAAGAATCTCTGCATCAATATCTAATTTAAGTAATTCATCTAACGCTGTCTGTAATTTAGCGACATCATCTTTGCGTTTAGTCAACCATAACATCTGACGACGCTGTGTAGCTTCGATCTGTTCTTCAATACGCTTATTGGCATCAACCACTGCCTTGATGTTGGCTTCTTCCTGTTGTATGGCGTCCTTTGTAGCCTTACTCTGCTCTTTGAGTAGTTCGGCTTTCTCACTCAATAAAGTAATACCCAACAGTTGCTCGATTATAGCACGCTGATCGTTTGGCTTTAATGCTAGAAATGGTTCTGTATATGTATTCAGAGCCACCACGTGCTTGAACATCTCATGCTTCATGCCCAATAAACGTTCAATCTCTTGTTGCGTTTCTCTGCTGTCGCCTTGACTGTTATCGTCTTTGGCTTCTTGTTCCTGTTCACCTATGTAGAATTTCAATACGTTGGGTTTACGTCCACGCTCAATCTTATAGTCAACGCCATTGACTTCAAATTCAATAGTGACCAACATGGCCTTGGTGTTAGTTTTGTTTACTAGATTATCTTTGCGGATATTAGTAAGTGCTGTTCCATACAAGGCATATGACAGTGCATTGATGATGGTAGTCTTACCTGTACCATTTCTTGCACCTGTGTCGTCACCACCCAGGTCAATGTTTTCACCTAGGACTAGCGTGAGGTCTTTACGGTCAAAGTTAACAGCCTGGGTGCTATTACCCACGCTCATAAAGTTTTTAACTGTGAGATATTTTATTTTGAACAAATTATAGATGCCTATAGATATCTAATAGTAAATTGGGATCGTAATGATCGCTAGCGATATTAGTCAATTGGCTAGTCACGATGCTGTCAATGCTTTCAAATTTGATATTACCTAGCATGATGTCAGACCCAATATCGGCATTCTTAACTGGTAGTAATGTCAATTCACGCAGTTGATATGTGCCGACAAATGTTTCTTTGATAAAAGTTGCTTCTTCATAACTGATATCAATGTCCAGATTAACTCGACAGTGCATGTTTGGTAATAATAGTGCTTCTGGAGTTTTAAGTACATCACTTAGATTCAACACACGATATCTAGGTTGTCCTGGCCAAGTATGATACTCTGGCTCTTTCCCCCACTCTAAGATCATCATACCTCGGTCGTCATCACCGGCATCTGCATAGTTGTGTGGAAAACAATTACCCATATAGGTAATGTTGCCACGTGTCTGACGTTTATGGAAGTGTCCAGTGAATACTTTCTCTACACCATTGAACGCACCTTCTTTGATCTCACCAGTGTCTGGCATGGCTACCATGGCATTCATATAGAAGTGCGGTAGTTCTAAATGCCCAAACATATACTTGGCTGAAATCTTGCCTAGTTTCTTATGATCATCACCCACTAGCCAAGGAACAATACTTACATCACCTTCTTTATAGAAGTCGTTGATGATCTCAATGTTTGGTATATGTCGAGCCCACTCAGCTGATTGGATATCACGCTTATCTCTGTAATACAGATCGTGATTACCTGGAATAAAGAACACACGATCAAAGGCCTTGCCCAATAACTCCAGGGCAGTAAGACTGTAATTCAGTGTGACTATGTTGATCGCCGCACGATTGTTGTGCCAGTCACCCGTCATGAAACAGGTATCGCAGCCCTCAGCTCGGGCGGTTTCTATAAACCATTTAACAAAGTTAAGACAATCGTCGTTATGTGTAGCACTGTTAGACTTTAATCCAAAATGAATGTCAGTCAGAACAGCCGCTTTCTTGAATAGATTAGCCATAGTTATATTATACCTTATTAAATTCTATTTGTCTACTCATAGCTATCAATTTGGCAAAATATCAACTAACCAAGGAAATGTCTGTTTCCAATTAGTATTTCTTCGTTGATCTAATAATGTTAGATAATTTTTTAAGTCTTTAATTTTATTTTCATCTTTTAATGATTTTTTTAATGTGTCGGCAATTGATTGTATCTGTAGCTTTACAGCTCGATCAGTTTCTGTTTTGTCGGACATTAATTGTAAAATTTTATTAAAGTCTTGATCAAATATATCTTTGCCAAATATGTAAGGGTTATCATATGAACCAGTGGTATTAAAGCTATAATGTATAGGTTCGCCAAATACATTATCATCGGTTCTAATTTCTGTCCCACGCAACGAATTCCATTGGTTAATTTTTTCTATTAACGCAGGCATTTGTTTAATGGTCAATGCAGATATGGCGCTGTTTATAGATAGTGTAACCCACGGCTGATCAACTAAAAAATCAAAATTCTTTTCCCAAAGAGATAAATCGAGGCCATATCTGGTATATTCTTGTTCTTTTCCCCAGGCATCTAAACTAGCAGTGATCTGTATTTTCCAAATTTTTCGATCAATGATCAATTGTTTAAATTTTTCCATGTATTGCTTAAAACGTTTGTGTGGAATATTTAAGTTTGTAATTACACTAATGACTAAGTCAATATTTTTGTGTTTGTCCCAAAAATTTATAACATCATCCATCTCATCAAGAAGAAAAGGTTCGCCACCAAGTATATGAAATCTGCGTAAGGTAAGATAGCGATCTTTCTCTACCAGATAGTCCCACAATGCAGAAGTCATCTTGTTGTAATGTGGATTATTAAAACTAGATTGAACATTGAACGCAGTATTAGCATTGACGAAATTACTTTTAAATTTTCTATTTTCGTTTTCCCATTTACTGCTGAATTGTGGCCCACAATATATACAAGCCATATTACAGGTATTGGTAAAATAAACTTCTAAGATGGTGGGAGTTATTTCTGTGGCTGCAGGATCTGTGTTTAATTCTGGCGGATGTTGGCAAGGATCACCTTGTAATTTAAGTTGATATTGACGATCACTTATACCCCCTGCCTGTTCTACATTACGACAATATTCACACCCGTGTCCGGGCCACTGCCCATCTAACATTGCTTGTCTATCTCGAATTTTTTCAGGAACATTATGGAAATTGCTAAAATTACCAGGATCTATAGCATATTTTTCAGTGCGATGGCAAGACGCAGTAGACCCACTGTTAAAATAAATAGTGCTCCAATTCCATTTGAGTAAACAAGCAGGTTCTACTTTAATTGGAAATATATGATTATTCTTCGTAGTGTCCACCACCAGCACCCCAGTCGCCTTGACGTGTGTAACTTGGACTATAATTATTCATCTCTAAAATATCATCACGGATATTCTGGTTACGTTTTTCAATGTTTAACACGCGAGTGTAACTATTGGTAATAGCTGCAGTATAGTAAGCAAATGGATTCTGACTTTTTGCTTCATCAAACTGTAAGCCAATCTGACTTAGTTGTAGTAATGCTTGGCTACGCATTTCATCGTTGTATGTGTAACCGCGCCAGTTAGAGCGTGTAGCATAGCGTTCACATAACTTAATAAACATGTGTGCTAATTTAGCAGTCATACTACCGTGATCTTTACTAAACTTACCTTTTTCTACTCCTCCCTTCCAGTGACTTTTGCCTACACACACGGGATTTAGTTCTTCATCTACTGAGTAATGTTGGAACGGAGGAAAGTTTACCTTGGTATATTTGGTTGCACCTTTAACCACCACCGGCTCGTCATATTCAGTTTCAAAGTTTTCTTCATCAGAGTCATATTCTTCTTGTGCTTTGAGATCTGCTTTTTTCTGTTTAACATCATCGATCGGTATATGCGCCCAGGTCATGACACGGAATACTATATCAGTAACTGGGATATCTTTGGTAGGTGTCAGGAATTCATCTAATTTACGTTTGTTTCCTAATAACAGTTCTGCTTCCTGTGCTTCTTTAGCCAGACGTTCTGCACGCATCTTGCGAGCTTCCTGCACTGCTTTCTTAGTGATCTTGTCAACACCAAGGACGATCATGTCATAACTTTTTACTTCGTCGCTGATGAAACTACAGTATGTGAGTTTACTCTTGTGTATTTCTTTAAGAATATCTTTATTGTTTAGATAATTTACCTTTCTTGCCATGGTTACGGTTCCTTTTAACTACTACTATTATAATACCTATAAATACTAAGAACAAGAGGTATTTTAAAAATGGCACTAAATTTAGGCGGAGTCTTTAGTCAATCTAACAGTCTGGCTCCCGGAGAGTCCGGCGGAATCCCAGGTAGTAATACTGTGTTTGATCTATTAGATCTAGCAAAACTCCGTAGATCAAATGCTGGTTTCCTTCCGGGCGGAATGCCGAGCATGCCTAAAGCTGATCCCAATTTTGGATTCCAAAATGCTTCAGGGTCTGGTGGTGCTACAGCTGCCGCTGAAGACGATTGGCGTGTGCGTGTTAGTTTAGCCGCAGGTGCTGGTATATTCTACCAAGATCCCACACTGTTATCAAACGCTTTGATGTATCCCCTATTAGAAACCAATGGTGTTATCTGGCCCTATGTTCCACAAATTTCAGTAACACATCAAGCCAACTATACTTCAGCCGGCCTTACACATAGTAATTATCCCGCACACTTTTACAACAACTCAGAAGTGGCAGACATACAGGTATCGGGCGAATTCACAGTCCAAGGTCCCGCAGACGGACAATATTTGATGGCAGCCATATACTTTTTCCGTGCGGCAACCAAGATGTTTTTTGGTCAAGGTGCTAATGTAGGTAATCCGCCCCCGATAGTGTTCTTAGATGGCTACGGTAGTCACTATTTTCCTCACGTGCCTTGTGTGATTACATCATTCCAACACACCATGCCAGCAGAAGTAGATTACCTACAAGTGCCTATCAGCAAGACTAGTTTAACAGAATCAGCAGCACCGGCACCAGCTGGACCAAACAGTGCAGTTGACCTGGCAACTAATAGTATCACAGGCGCCAACTATGAAAAATATACTCCGGCTTTACTAGATTCTAGCAAAGAAGGAACCAAGGCAACCACGGCACCCACATTAGCATATAACACAATAACAACAACTACTCGTGTACCAGCAGTCAGCACTATAGCAGTGACCTTGCGTCCAATATATAGTCGCAAAAACCTACACGACCGCTTTGATCTTAACAAGTTTGCCAATGGTGATCTACTAGCAGACAAAGACAAAGGATTTGGAGGATTTATCTAATGGCAGTTACATATTCAAGGTCTAGTCCTTACGCTAATACTGATGTCTATGGTTTCTTTTTAGACGTGGCTAATATTCCAAGTATTCCGATCGATCCAAAAGATGTGCAATATCAAATTGACGCTATCTATCGAGGACGTCCTGATCTACTAGCATTCGACTTGTATGGTGATCCTGCCTTATGGTGGGTGTTTGTTATACGTAATCCAAATGTCCTACAAGATCCTATCTTTGATTTTCAACCTGGTGTTACTATCTACGTGCCACAGAAACAGAATCTAACTTCAGCATTGGGACTATAGGTAAATGGCCACTAGTCAAGCAGCTCAAACCGCATTAAGTTACTTCCAAGGTAAGGGATGGTCTCCAGCACAGGCCGCCGGTATCGTTGGCAATCTACAACAAGAATCTGGACTTAACCCACAAGCATTCAATGGAGCAGGCGGCGGAACAGGCGCTGCAGGTATCGCACAATGGCGCGGAGCAAGGCAGGCTAATTTTGAAGCATTTGCAGGGGTTCCACTAAGCCAATCAACCTACCAACAACAGCTAGACTTCGTTAACTATGAACTAACACAAGGTACAGAAAAAGACGCAGGTGCAAAACTCAAAGCAACAACCAATGCCGCTGATGCCGCTGCCGCAGTTGACAAATACTATGAACGCAGTGGCGGCGCTGATCTACAAAAACGTATCAACAATGCTAATGCACTAACAGGTGGCGGTCCGGCCGTTCCGAACACACAAGTTCCTGCAGATGTTGCTGGGGGTGAAGAAGTTCTTGTTACCGCAAAACGCCCAGCTATATTATATCCAATCCCTAATAGACTGCATCAATATCCCAGCTATATCTATGGCCTAAGCCTACATCTATTGACAATAGATGAATACAACGACATGGTTAACACACAGACCTATACACCCAAACGTGTATTAATCGCCAGTGCCGGTCGTTATAGTCCAGATACGTTTCCACGCAGTGAATTCTTTGACAAAGATTTCTACTTTGAAAATCTTAATGTAGTAACCACCATAGCGCCAAATAATATCAGTAGAAATACTAATGCTATAGAAACATCATTTACCATCATTGAACCTTACGGATTCACACTGATTGAACGTATAATCAAAGCGGCTAAAGCCATTAAAAGCCCAAGCTATACACAGATGCCATATCTACTACAGATAGATTTTTTTACTATAGATGATGCCGGTAAGATTGTTGGCTCAGTTGAAGAATTGCGCAAACGCATACCTATTACACTTACACAATTTGATGTAAAGGTCAGCGGTAAAGGTGCAGAATACAGAATAGCTACCTCGGCATATAATCATTCAGCATATGATAAAAATACTGTGACTACACCAGCCAATTTTGAAGTAGTAGCTGGGTCTGTTTCTGAATTTTTCCAATCGATCGAAGGCACAGCTGCCGACACTGTACCATTTGCCGGTAATCAAGTGCCGGGTGAGCGTGCGATAACAGAACAGTATAATCAAGGTCCAAATTTTAATGCCACAGCTAGTGATACCACCTATACACGTGTTAAGAGTTATGGCACTGCTATCAATGAATGGAGTGAAAAGTTAAAGACCAACGGAATTATCAGTGAAAATGATGTCTATAGATTTGAATTTGATGACATTATTGGTAAAAGTCTATTCACTCACCCAGATACAGTTACCCCTAAACGAACTCGAATGCAAGATGCTAGAACACCCAACGACTTTGTTAATATAAAAAGACAAGCCGCAGGCGAGCAACAGGCAATGTATGACCCTAGCAAGGTCGTATTCCAAATTAATTATGGCACGACCATTGACAAATTACTAGAATATGTCATACGCAACAGTGATTACATACACAATCAGCTGATAATTCCTTCAGATCCTGACTATGATCAAAAAAGAAAACAAATGGCAGAAGAGCCACTTAATTGGTTTAAGATCGTGCCTATTGTCAGATTACGAAAATTTGATAAGATCAGAGGTAAGTTTTCTAGAGAAATAACCTATAGAGTGACACCATATAAGATTTCTAATGTGCGCCTTGACATAGCCCCACAAGGTGTGGCATTAAGTCCATGTAAAAATTATAACTATATCTACACTGGTAAGAATGATGACGTATTTGATTTTGATATTAATTTTAATACGTTATATACTAGTCAAGTTACCGCCTACAGGAATAGTCTAGCAGAACTTAATCCCACTGCTGACAGCAACTCTACTACCGAACAAACACAGAATTTCCCAAATTACGGTGGCGGTGATGCATCAATGGAACCTAACGCTATCATGCCATCGATCCTACACCCTGTGGTACAGAATTCTACTGCCAGTGCCACAGGCGGAGCAAATGATACAAAACAAGTAGCGGCGTCTGACTTGGCCGATAGCATCATGACCAGTACCTTGGGTGATATGATGATTTTAAAATTAAAGATCCTAGGAGATCCAGATTTTATCAAACAAGATGATATATTCTATAGAACACCGCTGACTAGCGTTACTGCTACCCCCACAAAACCTACCGATGACGAAAGACTATTGCCAAACAACGGTAGTTTGGTAATGGATAACGGAGAATTATATGCACAGGTATTGTTCCGCACTCCGGTCGACATTGATGAATCGACAGGATTAATGGAATTTGATTCTAATTATAAAAATAGTTTGTTTAGTGGTCTATATCGAGTTATGACAGTTACTAGCAATTTTCAAAATGGACAATTTACGCAAGAATTAGAACTAGCACGCTTGCCTCGACAGGCAGCATTTGACTATACTGAATTACAAAATACCGATGGAACAGAAAGAACACAGCGTGAAGAATCCAATCCAGATGCATTCCCAGGTAAACTAGGTATCACTCAAACTCCCCCAATCATTCCTGGCCTGCTACAAAGTGGTGGAGTACCTCAGACCACTGCTGATGCCAGTGACTCAGCAACGAATCAAACAGCCGGACAGGATCAACAGGCCGCACAAGAAGCTAATAATGTACCACCATTGGTAACACAAAATGCGCAGGATCTGCGTATAGTGAATGAAACTGCACCAGAAGAAACTATAACTGCTCAGACAGATCCACAAGCCATAGTGCCTGACTTCACTCCGATATCTGGTAGAGGTAATAGAGTGCCAGGCTAAGCTGCGGTGCAATAATCAAAGGAAACTCAAATGGCAATCAATGACAGGATAGGTGGCAAGGTAGTCAAGGCAGCACGCAGAGAAGAAGCCCCAGGCACCCGTGTTGATCCCTATCCATACGTAGGTATAGTTAAGAATAATCTTGACCCGACCTTGTCAGGAAGACTACAGGTATACATTCCTGATCTAGGTGGCCCAGCAGATGATCCAAACAATTGGCGCACGGTCAGCTATAGTAGTCCTTATATGGGTTATACCAGCCAAGTCCAATCACAAACAGATACACCTAGCCCAGAAAATGGTTTTACCAAGGTAAGCCACACCTATGGCATGTGGATGGTTCCACCAGATATTGGTGTAGAAGTCATCGTTGTATTCATCGCTGGTGATCCCTTGCGTGGGTATTTTATTGGCTGTGTTAACAGCAATCTCAGCCATTTCATGTTGCCAGGGATAGCGGGCACACAGAATGTAGACGTCAATAGTCTGACTGCTGATCAACGTAAATCCTATGCCAAAGGTGACATCGTTCCAGTAGTTGAATTTAACGAAT